TTATAATTTTGTATAATATATTTGGTGATGCCACTACACCAATGTTATTTTATAAAATTGAAAAAGAATTGTGGTCAGTAATGAAAACATTTATTCTGTTTTTAAACAGATTGCCAGAGTATCCAAAATGTTATATACATGACATACCAGTTGATATAACTTGTTTAGGAGAACTTCAAAAAATTTACCGAAATGAAAAGTGTTGATAAAGTAATTCAAATACTTAGAGAAATGATGGTTGCTAACGCACCAGGATCTGGTAGCGGATTTAGTACTAAATCTCCCGAAGAAGGTCCAGTTGCAGGTAAAGATACTTTAATTGGAACTGGAGTCAAAAAAAGATACATTTATGGCGGGAGAAAATCTCGTAAAAATTGGATTGATCATTTTAATAAAAAATCATAGAGATTTTAAAATGTTTAACCAAATAGGAGTACCTAAAATGTCAGACACAAAATTGGCAGTTTTAGAAGAAAAGTTAAACATTTATGAAGAACTTTCTAGAGAGATGCTCTCTAAGTTAGAATCTGCAGTAAATAAAATTTCAGAGTCTAATCAAAGAATCGCAAATATTCTCGCTAAACATGATGAAAGAATTGATCAGTCTATTAAAACTGACCAAGTGATTATAAAAATGATCGAAGATGTTAAAGCATCAAATACTGTTGAACATCAATCGGTTATTAAAAGAATAGAAACAGTAGAAGAAACTGTCAGAGGATTATCTCAAACCAAGTGGATGTTGGTTGGGATGGGTATATTATCTGGTGTAGTCGCAACAATAATATCAACTATTTTATCTGGATGGATGAGTGCCCAGGATTATAGTCCAAGGGTTCAAGAAAATATTATTCTCGAACAACCACAAAATAAATAATTTGGAATTATGGCATACTATGCCACATGAAAAAAAATAAGTATAGAAAATTGAAGAGTTTATATTTTATTCAAAGAATTACAAACTCTGTTATTAAATGGACTTCCTTAATATCCTCTCAGATTAAGGAGACCATATCTATTGACAAGTCATTTAATCAGTGATACCATTGAGCATCGGATAAAATATTAGTATGGACTTTATTGATGTAAAGTATGTGAACTTATTGTCTCCTAGATTGGATAAATTTAAGTTTGTAAAAACCAATCTTTACAATTTTAGATGTCCTATTTGTGGGGACTCTCAAAAGAATAAAAATAAAACAAGAGGATACTTATATTCTGTAAAGAATAATACTAACTTCAAGTGCCATAATTGTGGTATTAGTATATCATTTAACAATTTTTTAAAAAAAGTAGATCCCAATCTTCATAAACAATATACCCTAGAAAAATTTAAAGAAGGTTTTACTGGTAAAAATTTTGTAGTTGCTGAAGAACCAGAATTTAATTTTGCACCACCATCATTTAATCAGACTAAAAAGTTAAAACTAAATATACCAAAAGCTTCTTCAAATTCTTCTGCAAAAATTTATTTGGAAAGAAGAAAAATAAATCCAGAAAAATTTTATTACGTAGATAAATTTAAAGAATGGACTAATTCGATGGTTCAAACGTTTGACCAAAAAAGTTTGGACTATGATGAACCTAGAATTATAATTCCTTTAATTTATCAAAATAAACTTGTTGGATTTCAAGGAAGAGCATTAGGTTTAAATAAGATTAAATACATTACTATAATGATTGATGATGATGCACCAAAAATTTATGGTCTCGATGAAGTACAAAACGATAAAACTGTGTACATCACAGAAGGTCCATTCGACTCAACTTTCATTCGCAACGCAATTGCTCTTTGTGGAGCTGACGGTGATGTTAGTAAGTGGGGTATTAGCAATCGCGTGTGGATTTATGATAACGAACCACGTAACACAGACATCGTTAATAGAATCGAAAAATGTATCGATAATGGAGAAAAGGTAGTTATTTGGCCAAATACCATACGTGAGAAAGATATAAACGATATGGTTTTATCTGGACATAACGTTGAAAAGATGATAAACTTAAATACTTATTGTGGATTAGAAGCAAAACTTAAATTTACAACCTGGAAAAAAATATGAGTAACGGATTAAAGGTTAAAAAGAGAAGTGGATTGATTGAAAGCATTGATTTGGATAAAATGCATGTTATGGTTGAAGAGGCATGTAGGGATCTTGCTGGAGTATCTGCATCTCAAGTTGAAATGCAATCGGGTATTCAATTTTATGATGGAATAACGACTTCTGAAATTCAAGAAATTCTAATTCGAAGTGCTAGTGATTTAATAGATTTAGATCATCCGAATTATCAATTTGTTGCTGCTCGTTTATTACTTTTTGGAGTTAGGAAGCAACTTTATGGCAAAATGAAGGAACTTCCTCATCTTAAAGAGCATATTACCAATTGTGTAAAACTGAGTGTCTATGATGATGAAATCTTTGTCAAATATTCCGAAGAAGAACTTGATAAAGCAAATTCATATATTGATCATAATCGTGACTATCTGTTCACTTATGCGGGCCTACGTCAGGTCGTTGATAAGTACCTCGTACAAGATAGAAGCAGTGGTGGTGTATATGAAACACCACAGTTTATGTACATGATGATTGCTCTGACTATCTTTGCAGAGTATCCAAAAGAAACCCGTCTTTCCTATGTAAAGAGGTATTATGACGCAATCTCAAAGCACAAAATCAACATCCCCACACCAATCATGGCAGGGGTCAGAACACCACTTCGCCAATTTGCATCTTGTGTTCTCGTTGATGTTGATGACACCCTCGATAGTATCTTTAGCAGCGATATGGCTATTGGCAGGTATGTTGCACAAAGGGCTGGTATCGGCATCAACGCAGGTCGAATCCGTGGCATCAACTCTAAAATCAGAGGCGGAGAGGTACAACATACAGGCGTTGTCCCCTTCCTTAAAAAGTTTGAGTCAACTGTCCGATGCTGTACACAAAACGGTATCCGAGGTGGTTCTGCTACAGTTCACTTTCCTATCTGGCACCAAGAAATAGAAGATATTCTCGTCTTAAAAAATAATAAAGGAACTGAAGATAATCGTGTTCGTAAGTTAGACTACTCTATCCAAATCAGCAAACTGTTCTATGAACGATTCATTCGCAACGAAGAAATCACCCTCTTCTCTCCGCATGATGTTCCTGGTTTGTATGATGCTTTTGGCACTGATCGATTTGACGAGTTATATGTGGATTATGAACGAGATACATCTATTCCAAGAAAAACTATTGGTGCTCAAGAACTTATTCTGGACCTCCTGAAAGAGAGAGCAGAGACTGGTCGTATTTACATCATGAATATCGATCATTGTAACTCACATAGCTCTTTTCTTGATAAAGTAAGCATGTCTAATCTTTGTCAAGAAATTACATTACCAACAGACCCTATTCAACATATTGATGGTTCTGGTGAAATTGCCCTGTGTATTCTTTCTGCAATCAACGTTGGAAAAGTAAAGTCTGATGAGGAACTTGAAGAACTTTGTGAACTTTCAGTACGTGGTTTGGATGAATTGATTGACTATCAGAAATACCCTGTAATGGCGGCAGAAATCGCCACTAAGGCACGTAGATCACTTGGTATTGGTTATATTGGTCTTGCACACTATTTGGCAAAACTTGGATTTAAATATGAATCTCAAGATGCTTGGAATGCTGTTCATGGACTTTCTGAGTCCTTCCAGTATTATCTACTAAAAGCATCAAATCAACTTGCTAAAGAAAAGGGTTCTTGTGGGTATTTTGATAGAACAAAATATTCTCAAGGAATTCTACCAATTGATACATACAAAAAAGACGTAGACGAAATTTCATCAATTCCATACCAACATGATTGGGAAGAACTTAGAGCATCAATCTTGGCTTACGGTCTCAGGCACTCAACACTGTCCGCACAGATGCCATCGGAGAGCAGTTCCGTTGTGTCAAACGCAACCAATGGAATTGAACCACCTCGTGGATACTTGTCCATTAAGAAGTCAAAGAAGGGACCACTTAAGCAAATTGTTCCTCAGTACCAAACTCTCAAGAATAATTATACGCTTCTTTGGGATATGCCTAGTAACACTGGCTATATTAACATTGTTGCTGTGATGCAAAAATTCTTTGACCAAGCAATTTCGGGCAACTGGTCTTATAATCCAGAAAATTATCCAGATAATGAAGTTCCAGTCTCTGTAATGGCGAACGATTTTCTAACTACATATAAGTACGGGTGGAAAACTTCATATTATCAAAACACTTATGATATTAAAACTGATGAAGTTGATGATAATACAACAAGTTCAAAATTGAATAATTTATTGGAAGAGATCTTAAACAGTAAAGATGAAGAAGATTGTGAGAGTTGTAAGATTTAGTTTTCATAACAATTCTAAATCTTAAATATTAGTGGTGATGGTTGGATTACATTATTAGCAAAACGGAGAAAACACATGCAATTTAAATTCCTGGAAACCGAAAATCAATCGAAGATCAAGGGACTGACAGTTTTTAATACTGATCAAGTTAATACTAAAAAACAACCTATGTTTTTTGGCAAACCACTAGGAATTCAAAGATACGATACATACAAATACCCAATTTTTGATAAACTAACCACACAACAATTAGGTTATTTTTGGAGACCTGAAGAAGTTTCTCTTCAGAAGGACCGTGGAGATTATCAAACACTTCGCCCAGAACAAAAGCATATCTATACTTCTAACTTGAAGTATCAAATTATGTTAGATTCTGTTCAAGGACGTGGACCAGGAATGGCATTTATTCCTTATTGTTCTCTTCCAGAATTGGAAGCGTGTATGGAAGTGTGGGGATTTATGGAAATGATCCATAGTCGCTCATACACCTATATTATTAAAAATGTTTATTCGGATCCATCTGAAGTATTTGATGCAATTATAACAGATGACCGTATTTTAGAACGTGCTGCAAGTGTAACTGAATCTTATGATGATTTTATTCAATCTGCACAGTTTTATGCTTCATCTGAAACATGGAAACATCATCTTGAAGGAGTACATTACGCAAAAGAGACCGTCAATGATGTCAAACGAAAACTTTACAGAGCAATCGCAAACGTTAATATTCTTGAAGGTATTCGGTTCTACGTTAGTTTTGCTTGTTCTTTCGCCTTTGGTGAACTTAAGCTTATGGAAGGATCAGCTAAAATCATCTCTCTTATCGCAAGAGACGAAAACCAACATTTAGCTATTACTCAGAATATTCTAAACAAATGGCGTGATGGTGATGATCCAGAAATGGCAAAAATTGCAAAAGAAGAAGAAGAGTGGGTTTATAAAATGTTTGACCGTGCAGTAAATGAAGAAAAACGTTGGGCAGATTATCTGTTCAAAGACGGAAGTATGATTGGTTTGAATGATAAACTTCTTCAGCAGTATGTCGAATGGATTGCAAATCGCAGAATGAAGGCAATTGGATTAAAACCAATTTATGATATTTCAGCAAACAATAATCCACTTCCTTGGACTCAACATTGGATTTCTTCTAAAGGACTTCAAGTTGCTCCCCAAGAAACTGAAGTTGAATCTTATGTGGTTGGTGGAATTAAGCAGGATCTTAAAAAAGATACTTTTAGTGGATTTAAACTTTGAATATTTGGGGAGGGTTAACCTCCCCTTTTTTTATAAATATAATTAAACACAAAAATAGAAAAATGAGCGTTTTTAAACTTACCGAGGCATATAATGCCATTTATGACGAAGATTTGAGATCTGAAGTTGAAGATATGAATGAGGAGTTTGTTGGTGTAGAAGAACTCTCAGATGAAGAATTAGACTCTATTGTTGAAGAAGCAATTTATGATGTTTTAAACGAAGGATTTGATATTGAAGAACTTGATGTAATTTTTGAAGAAGTTATTTTAGAAGCAAAAGTAACCATGGGTCGTGGTGGTGAAGCAGGTGGAAGTGATAAAGTAACTTCTGGATCTGGTAGCAGAATGGCTGCTGCATCTAGATTATCTGCATCTAAAGCAAAAAGAAGACAGGAAAGAATTGCTAAAGTAAAGGGTGCAATTAAAAAGGGTGTTGAAAAAGTAAAGTCTGCCCCTGGTGAAGCAAAGAAGGCAGCAGAGAAAAAGGTAAAGGATGTTAAGCAACAGTCTCACGTAGCTGCTGCTAAGTACGCAAATAAGCGTAATTTGGTTAAAGGGGCTGGTCTTAAGACTCAATCAAGTAAAGGTAGATCGGAACTTCGTTCTGCAGTTGCAAAAGATATTAAATCAAGAGTTGGTGCTAAGATTAAAGCAGCCGCAGATAAAGTAAAGCAAAAAGCAGCATCTGCAGCAGTATCTGGTTATGCTGCCGCAAAGTCTGCTAAGCAAGCAGCATCTGATGTTAAGAACAAGGCAGTTCAATCTGCTAAGAACAAGGCAGCAGTTGCTAAGAGAGGTGCTAAGAGTGCTGTAGGTAAGGCAGCAAGGGCGGTTGCTAGCGGTGCTGGTAAGGTTGCTTCAAGACTTGGTGAAGAGACTGAGGTTGTCGATCTTTATGATGTTATTCTTGAGCATCTAATTGAAAATGGATATGCAGAGACTCCAGAATCAGCAACAGTTATCATGGCAAATATGTCTGAAGAATGGAGACAAAATATTTTAGAAAGTATTTGATAAATGTAATCAAATAACAACAAAGAGACCTTTTACAGGTCTCTTTTTTTATAACTATTGATAGATGTAAATAAAATTCGATGGTCCATATAACTGATATTTACGAATTGAAGGCAAGATTAGATAAGTTAAAACATCAAATTGATAAAGAGTCTAGATATCCTGGGGAGAAGGAACTTGCCCATAAATATCTGAGCAAAGCTATTGACTATGTGAATGAGTTACAGTTATACTAATCCATGGGTCTATGATGGAAAAGTTTTTGAGTCTGATAATATACAAGATTATTTTGGTTTTGTTTATCATATTCACTGCAATACAACTGGTAGGGACTATATTGGTAGAAAATATTTCTGGAGTTTCCGAACACCGAAGGGAAAATCTAGAAAAGTTAAATCAGAGTCTGACTGGAAAAACTATTATGGATCATGTCCAGAGCTAAAAGAAGATGTTCAAAAATTTGGCAAAGAAAATTTTACAAGAACTATTATTTCATTACATAAAACAAAGGGCAAAACTAACTTTGAAGAAACAAGACAATTATTTACAAAAAACGTCCTTACAGAATCCCTTGACGACGGAACCCCGAGGTACTACAATAGCAACATCCTCAACAGGTACTTCCGAAAAGATTATTATGGAAAAGACGACTGAAGATATCGTCTCAGATATTCGTGAATGGTCAATTGACCGAATTCACTATCTGTGTCAAGATAGTACAGAACAAAAATTAAAACTTCAACAATATATGGATGCGGTATCTATATCAGAAGAATTTTCTGAATGGATTGACCTTGATGTGGATTCTAATCAACAATTAGATATCATGTACCTGGAGTATAAGCAAATCTAATTGTTAGAAATCTTGACAAAACATAAATATTAACTTATTATGTAAAAATCCCTGTTATGAGCAGGGTATTTTATTATGAGACTGTGACAATGATTTAGAGCCGTGGGCACTGCCCCTGAGAAGGGGAACTTCTCCTTTGCTTATACGGATGTAGAGTTCTATTAAATTTAATGCTTTTAAAAACACTTTCAATTTTTGCTATTGCTGTTTCGGGATTAGCACCCCTTGAGGCAAAAGCAGCAAGTGGTTGTACCCTTGCTTCACACTATGGAGTTGGCGATGGTTATCACGGACAAACTACTGCTAATGGTGAACGGTATAACGCTTATGGTAAATCAGTTGCACATAGATGGCTTCCATTCGGAACCAGATTGCGAGTTACAAATCAACGAACTGGTAAGTCGGTAATTGTGCGTGTAAATGATCGTGGACCTTATGTTGGTGGCAGAGACCTAGACCTGTCGTATGGAGCATTCTCCACTATTGCCCATCCAGGGCAAGGTGTTGCCAGCGTATGTTATTCTAGAGTTTAACAAATTATAATAAATAGGAGAAAGTGTTAACCAACTTTCTCCTTTTTTATGTTTAATTTTGGTAAAAAGAACCCAAATATAAAACAGTATGCAATAATAGGGATAGTTCTTTCTTCTATCATTGCGGTATTATCTCAGTGTTCTGGGGTATCTGAAAATAGTATTTGGGATTTATTTGATGAAATTCAAAGAAAATATTTTCCACAAACTATTCTTAATGAATTTATTATTAAAGATGATGAAAAATTAAACAGAAGAATAAAAAGAGATGTTGATAATGCTATTCAAAAAGTTACTCCAGAATATGATAGAATTATTGAAGAA